GGTGCGGTAGTTGGTGAAGTTATTGGTTTTGGAGTTTATTCACTTAAATCAGTTAAAGAAAATTCTAAAGATGGAATTGTCTATGAATCTGCGATGAAGGGGCTAAATAGTGTCACCAGTAATGATGATGGACTTGGCGAAGATGATGATTCCGCAGTTGGATAAGAAAAAGGAGATAAAAATATGAGTTTTTTAATATCTAATTGGTTAATTATTATTATTGCTATTGCGGTGCTCGCTGCCGCAGGATATGCAATTTATGCTTTTGCAACAAGACCAACAACAGAGCAGATTGCAAAAGTAAAAGAATGGTTATTATACGCAGTAACAGAAGCTGAAAAAGAATTAGGCTCTGGAACTGGACAAATTAAATTACGTTATGTTTATGATATGTTTATCGCTAAATTTACATGGCTTGCTAAGATTATTCCTTTTGAACAGTTTAGTACTTTAGTAGATGAAGCTTTAGATAAATTTAAAACAATGTTAGAACAAAACGAAAACGTAAAATCTTATGTAGAAGGAGATAAGTAATATGGGATATACAAATAGTTCATTAATAGGATGTACAATCAAGAGCCCTAACCATAGTGGAACTAGAACTCATACTATTGATAGAATTACACCTCACTGCGTAGTGGGACAGCTTACTGCAGAGTCTATTGGTAGTATCTTTACTCCTACCAGTAGAAAAGCTAGTTGTAACTATGCAATAGGTAAAGATGGTAAAATTGTATTGGTAGTAGATGAGGCTAATAGGAGCTGGTGTTCAAGCAGTAGTGCAAATGATCAGAGAGCAATTACTATTGAATGTGCTTCTGATTTAACAGCGCCTTATGCTTTTAATAATACAGTTTATAATAAATTAATTGAATTATGTACCGATATTTGCAAGAGAAATGGTAAGAAGAAATTGCTTTGGTTAGGAGATAAAAATACTGCATTAAATTATACACCAGCAGCAGATGAAATGGTATTAACAGCACATCGCTGGTTTAGTAATACAGCCTGTCCGGGTGATTGGATGTACGGTAAGCTTGGTGATTTAGCTACAAAAGTAACAGCTAAATTAAATGCGGCAACCGTGTCTACAAGCGCGGAAGCTAAGACTAGTAGCTCTACTAAGGCAGCTACTACAACTACGCAATCAAGCACCGCCGCTTCAAGTTATAAAGTAAAAGTAACAGCAAGCGCGTTAAATATTAGAAAAGGCCCTGGAACTAAATATGCAATTACTGGTGTAATTAAAGATAAGGGTACTTATACAATTACAAAAACTTCTGGTACTTGGGGATATTTAAAATCTGGCAAAGGTTGGATTTCACTGAATTATACTAAGAAAGTTTAATATTCAAAGTGGGTAGTGTAAAAGCTACCCACTTATTTTTTTTGCTTATTTTTATTCTAATAAAAAATTTTTTAAAACGGTTTGACTTTCTCTGAAAAATATGATATAATAATATTAGAATAAAAAATAATATAGTTTACGAACAGCAAAATATGAAAGATAATTATAAAAATTGACTTGATATTTTATAATAATTATATAATATAGGATCTAGATCTTGGTTTTCTTTTGTTTTATTTCTTATATAAATATGTTATCATAAAATTTTTAAAAAGTCAAGTAAAAATTTTTAATTTTTTAATATTTGAAATTTAATAAAAATTATGTTATAATATAATAAAAGAAATAAAAAAGGAGTGTATAGATGGACAAGAACAAAAAGTTATATACTGAAGATTCAATCGAAAGTTTATCACCTCTTGAGTTCACAAGACTGCGTCCTGGTGTATATGCTGGTGATACAACTTATTCTACTCAGCTATTAGTGGAAATTGTATCTAATGCAGTTGATGAATTTAGATTAGGTAATGGTAATAAAATTGAAGTTATATTAGATAAAGATAAAGTTACTGTTCAAGATTATGGCCAAGGTTTCATTCCTAACTCAATAAGAGATGATGGAAAGACTATTCTTGAAGCAGCTTTTAGTGTGTTAAACACATCTGGCAAATATCGAGAAGATGGCACTTATGAAGGTACCTCATTAGGCTCTTTTGGTATTGGTAGTAAGATTACTACTTTTCTTAGTCATTGGTTAACAGTTGAAACTCATAGAGAGGGCAAATATGAAAAAATTATTTTTGAAGAGGGTATATTTGCGAATAGAGCGACCGGTTCTTGGGCAAAAGAAAGTGGAACAGTAGTAAGCTGGCAACCGTCGGAAGAGTTTTTTACCCATACAGAAGTTGAAATTAATAAAATTAAAACTTTATTTAAAACAATTACTTGCTTATGTCCTGGACTAACTATTAATCTTAATGACAATGGAACAAAAACAACTTTCTTTTCTCAAAATGGCTTAAATGATTTAGTTGATGAAGCCACAAAAGATAAAGAAATTCTTAATAATCGTTTTAACATGAATTTTATAGATGGAAAAAATAAAATGGATATGGTATTAACATATACATCTAACTATACTTCTACTATTGTTCCATATATAAATACAGGTTTAACTGAGTCAGGTCCTCATATAACTCAATTAAAAACTGCATTAACTAGAGAATTTAATAAATTTTTTAGAGAAAAGAAATGGTTAAAGGATAAGGATGAAAATTTAACTGGCGATGATATACAAGAGGGAATGTATATCGTATTTAATATTACAGCTCCAAGTGTATCTTATGATGCTCAAGTTAAAAGCAGAGTTACTAAAATAGATACAAAACCTTTTATTCAAGCTTTTATTGAAAATCTTCAAATTTGGTTTATTAATAATGAAAAAGAAATAAAAGAAATTGCGGATAAGGCAATTAGTGCTCGTAAAGCGAGAGATGCTGCAAAAAAAGCTAGAGAAGCTGTGCGAGAAGGGCAAAAGAAAAAGAAAGAAAAGGTTTTAAAATTTGATAGTAAACTTGCAGATTGCTACTCTAAAGATAGAATGAAATGCGAAATTTACATCACAGAGGGAGATAGCGCCTCAGGAAACTTAAAAATGGCTCGTGACAATGAATTTCAGGCAGTTATGCCAGTTCGTGGTAAAATATTAAACACTCAAAAAGCAACCTTAGCACAAATTCAGAAAAATGCAGAAATTATGACTATGATTGATGCATTTGGATTACATATTGATGCAAAAACAATGAAAGTTACCTATAACAAAGAAGATTTGCGTTATGGTAAAATTATTATTATGTCTGATGCAGACGTCAGTAACACGGCGTATGAAAAACTTTTCGCTTGATCAAGCGGGTAAAATTTTTGGACAAAACATATTTATGTGAGCCGTATGGGTTTCATATAAATATGAAAGAGAAAGATTTTGCTAACGGGGAACCCTAAGTCTTAAATAAGATAAGGGAATCCCGTGGGAAACTTATATTTATCCATTCTCTTTCAATATAAAATATGAAGGAGAACAAAAAATGATAGGAATTTATAAAATTACAGAAAAAGAAAATCCTACAATGTTTTATGTAGGTAAATCGAATGATATAAAAAGAAGATTTAAAGAACATATTCAAAAATCTTATAATCAATCAAGAATACCATTTGATGATTATATCACGCAAAAAGGTAAGGATGCTTTTAATTATGAAATATTAGAACTCTGCTCTTTAGAAGAATTAAATCAGAAAGAAAAAGAGTGGATAAGTAAATTAAAAGCTACTGAATCAGGAAATAAATTTGAGGGCGGATTAACCGACGTTGTAGGAAGTCATAATCCAAAAGCAAAATTGACAGAAGAAGATGTGATTAAAATTCGTCAAGCGTATAATAATCATCTTAAACAAAAAGATGTTTATAAAGAATATAAAGATATTATTTCTTTTGGATATTTTCAAAGTGTTTGGCAAGGGCGTTCATGGGCACATATTATGCCAGAAGTCTTCACCCAAGAAAATAAAGATTATTATATCTATGAAAATAGCAAGGGCGGAAATGGAGCTTCCGCAAAGTTTTCTGATAAAGAAGTTATAAAAATTAGAAAACGATATGTAGATGAAAGCGCTAAACAAATATATGAAGATTATAAAGAACGTATATCCTATCAAGCATTTCAAGCAATGCTATGGGGAAGAAGTTATTCGACTCTTCCTATTTATAAGAAAAAAGAAAAGAAATGGATAAATATTTGAACCTGTATCGACTATCCCCTAAGTCTTCTGGGCAGGGGAGTAGGGCTTCTATTGATACGAAGTGAGATTTTAGGAAACGAAGTCTCTTTCAAACCGAAATGGTTTCCTCTCTATAGAGAGTAAAAGATAGTCAGTGCTTATGGAAACATAAGAATAACACGTGATGGTGCTCATATTAAAAATTTATTTTATACTTTTATATGGAATTTTTGCCCAGAGCTTATTATAGATGGATATATCTATGCAGGGGTTCCACCTCTTTATAAAGTAACAATAGGTAAAGAATATAAGTATATTAAAAATGATGAAGAACTTGAACAATTCAGAAAGGATAATCAAGGTAAAAAATATATAGTTGGTCGAATGAAAGGTCTCGGTGAAATGGATGTTGAAGAAACTGAAGAAACATTAACTAAACCAAATAAACGAATTATTAAACAAATTACTGTTGAAGATGCAAAAACAACAAGTATTTTGTTTGAGCAGTTAATGGGAACCGGGGTAACTGCAAGAAAGATGTATATTAAGGAACATAGTAAGGAGGCAACTTATAATGCAGAATGATGTAAAACAAGAACTCGGTACTAATTTTATTGAATATGCAGTTGCTGTCAATACAGACCGAGCTATTCCAGATGCGAAGTCTGGATTAAAACCTGTTGCAAAAAGAATTTTATGGTCTGCATACGAAGAAGGTAGAACTTCTTCTAAGCCTCATGTTAAAGCAGCTAGAATTGTAGGAGATGTAATGGGCAAATACCATCCACATGGTGATTCTAGTATCTATGGAGCAATGACTAGATTATCTCAAGATTGGATTATGCGTTATCCACTCATTGATTGGCATGGTAGTAACGGTAACATTTCTGGTGATGGAGCAGCAGCAATGCGATATACTGAAGCAAGATTATCTAAACTTGCGGAAGATGGCATGTTATCTGGATTAAAAAAGAAAAATGTAGATTTTGTATTAAATTTTGATGAAAGCCTTGAAGAACCAATTACTTTACCAGCAGCTTTTCCTAATCTTTTATGTAATCCAAATACGGGTATTGGTGTTGCGATGGCTTGTAATTGGCTACCGCATAACTTAATTGAAGTTGCACAAGCAATTTATGATTATATGGATGGTAACGAAGTGAGTTTACCTGGCCCTGATTTTCCAACAGGTGGTATTATTATTAATAAAAATGATATTCCTAATATTTTAAAAACTGGGCATGGAAGTGTTAAAGTCCGTGGTAGGTATAAGACTGAAAAACAAAATATTGTTTTTTATGAAATTCCTTATGGTACTACAATAGAAGGATTATTAAATGAAATTGGTGAAGTTTGTGATGCTAAAGAAATTGAAGGCGTTGTAGAGGCTCACGATGAAAGTAACAAAAAAGGTATTAGAATTGTTATAGAATGTGAAAGAAATGCAAACTTAGATAATATTGCAATGAAATTATATAATAAGACTAATTTGCAAACTTCTATTTCATACAATCAAGTTGCTTTAATTGACAAAACGCCAACTGAATTAGGTTTAATTGATTGTATTAAAATTTATATTGACCACAATCTTAATTGTATTCAAAGAGAAGCAGAATTTGATTTAGAAAAAGCAATGGATAGATTAGAAATTGTCAATGGCTTAATTAAGGCTCTTGAAGATATTGATAATATTATTGCTTTAATTAAAGGCTCTGAAAGTGCGACTGCTGCAAAAGAAGCATTAATATCTAAATATCAGTTTACAGAAAATCAAGCTAAGGCAATTTTGGCAATGCGATTAAGTAGTTTAGCAAAACTGGAAAAGGTTGAATTAAATAAAGAAAAAGAAGAACTTGAAACTAAAGTTACAGATTTAAAAGATATTATATCTAATAAGTTAAGAAAAGAAACTATCTTAAAAGAAAAACTTCAAACTTTAGTAAAGAAATATGGGGATTCCCGCAGAACAGAATTAGCTCAAATTGAAGTGCCAAAAGAAGAAAAAGAAATTGCGGAAGTAATTCCAGAAGACGTTGTAGTCATTTTAACCCAGACCGGGGAGATTAAGCGCATTCCCGCATCTAGTTTTAAAGTTCAGCGCAGAAATGGTAAAGGTATCAAAACAGAAGAAAGTGCCGTCTTAGAGAGTATCTCTACTAATACTATTGATACTTTAATGTTCTTTACTAATACTGGTAAAATGTATAAATTACTTGTAGATGATATACCTACTGGAACCAATACTTCAAAAGGTATTAGAATAGGTAATTTAATTAGCTTAGAAGATAATGAAAAAGTGGTAGCCATGACTTCATTACATAGAAAGAGCAAACCTCAATATGTAGTTTTCTTCACAAAGCAAGGTTTAATTAAAAAGACTTTGTTGGAAGAATATATGAAGGTAAAACGCGGAAAGGGCACCGCCGCAATTAAATTTAAAGATAATGATTCATTAGCTAATGTTTTATTTATGGATGAAGAAGAAGTTGTAATAGTTACTAAAAAAGGTATGTCAATTCATTTTAGTACAAAAGATATTGCGGCAATAGGCAGAGTTACATCAGGAGTAAAAGCAATTAAATTAGATGCGGATGATGAAGTAGTTATAGGATTACCTATTCATAAATATTCTGATAATTTAGCTATTTTCACTACTAGTGGCTTAGGTAAGAAAGTTTCTCTTGAAGAGATACCATATCAGGGTAGAAGTGGAAAAGGTGTAATTGTATATAAGACTTCTAATTCTACTGGAGAAATAGCGGGCGCCGCAATGATAGATAAAGATGATAATATTTTATTAGTTGGCAAACCAGGCTCTATATGTATTTCTGCTAATGATATTCCTTTACTAAATAGGGCAAGTTTAGGTAATATTATGTTAAAAGGAAAAATTAATTCAGTAGTTAAATTATAATATAATTTTTATTGTTTTCATAAAAATTCTATATTATAATATATTATATAAAAAAGAAGGGAGCATAATTATGTCAAGTATTGATTGGTGTCACATAGAACCTAATTTAAAGGTAAAAAAATTAAAAGGTACTGCAATTTTTAAATATAAAGATCAAATATATGTTATAGACGATGATATTATATATCAAGATTTTTATTATTATGAAGATGAAAATGGAAATAAATATCATTTTTTTCAAACTTATTATTCAATTTTAGATATGAAAATTCCAGAAGGAATTAAAGTTGTTCAAAAAATTGGATATGCAGTTAAGAAAGGTTATCAAACTATTGAAATATTTGAAAAAGAACAAGATGCAAAAGATTTTATTGCTTTTATTTATGATTCAATAGAATAAATAATAGGGAGAATAATTCTCCCTTATTGTTTTCTATAAAATTTTATGTTATAATATATTATATAAATAAAAGGAAATAAATATGAATATTACAAACACTATAAGAAATTATATAGATACATTAAATAAATATACATTAGCATACGATGAGGGACATCCACTTGTTTCAGATAAAGAATATGATGATTTATATTTTAAACTTCAGCAATTAGAAAATGAAACTGGATATGTATATGATGATTCCCCCACTCAAACTATTACTTATACCACAGTTAATGAGTTAAACAAAGTTAAACATAATCATTGGATGGGTTCTCTTGATAAGACTAAAGACTGGGATACTTTTCTTAATTATTTTAGGTCTAAAGATATATCAAAAGATGTAATTGGAATGCCAAAACTTGATGGTTTAACTTGTTCTTTAAGATATGTTGATGGATATTTAGTAAGCGCGGAAACCCGCGGTGACGGGGATATAGGCGAAGATATTTTGCATAATGCGCAAGTAATAAAATCTATTCCTAATAGAATAAATTATAAAGATGAATTAGTATTAGATGGAGAAATTATCTGTACCTATCAAGATTTTGAGCCACATAAGGATGAATATAAGAATCCCCGCAATTTTGCAGCTGGAAGTATTAGATTATTAGACTCAAAAGAATGCGCTAACCGTAACTTGACTTTTGTAGTATGGAATATCATTAAAGGATTTAATGGCAATTCTTTTATGAACAAGTTACAAGAGGCAAAAGAATTAGGCTTTACTATTGTGCCTTACACTTCATCTTTTGATTGGGATGCAAAAGAATATCTTCAAGATACAGCTAAAGAATTAGGTTATCCAATAGATGGATTAGTAGGTAGGTTTGACGATATAGAATATGGAGAATCTCTTGGCTCTACAGCTCACCATAGTAATGCCGCCTATGCTTTTAAATTTTACGACGAAACTTATGAAACTAAATTAATAGACATAGACTATGACGTATCTAGGAAAGGAGTCTTAACTCCTGTGGCTATATTTGAACCTATTGATATTGAAGGTACGGAAGTATCAAGGTCTAGTCTGTGTAATTTAAGTATAATGGAAGAAAAATTAGGTAATCCATATAAAGGACAGCTTCTTAAAATTAGCAAAAGAAATCAAATAATTCCTTATGTTGAATCTGCGATTAAGGCAGACCCTTCTGCTTTGTTAGATTACATTCTTTCTTTGGATAAGTGTCCAATATGCGGAGGTCCAGTAGTTATTGAAACAAGTGATACTGGAGTTCTAAATCTTTATTGCTCTAATGATGAATGTTCACGAAAGCTTAATCAAAAAATAAATCATTATTGCGATAGAAAGCATGGATTAGACGTAAAAGGATTAAGTTTAGCTACAATAGAGAAATTAATAGATTTAAATTGGTTAAATAATATAATTGACCTTTATTCATTAAAAGAGCATCGTTCAGAATGGATTAAATTACCAGGGTTTGGTGAAA